TTTAATTTTGTACAAGAGAGAAAAGATTTTTATAAAAAGTTTTTGGAAGAGAACAAAGGAAAGGCCGTAGAGTTTCCAAGAGAAGAGTTTGCTGATGGAACAGATTTTACAAAAATATTTGGAAGAAAACTTTTAGACAAACTTTCACAAGAAAGGTTTGGTTTAAATTTTAAAGATCTTCCAACAGAAAAAAATGATCCTAAAAGAGAAGTTGGTAATTTTAGAAGACGTATTTTGAAATTTCAAAACTTTATAAAAGAAAATAATAGACAACCTACCGAACAAGAGGCTAGAAAATTAGGAAGAGTTGAAAGAGATAAAACAATAGCTCAAACAGATAAACCAGAAGTAACAGAGGCAGATAAAAGAGAAGAGCTTAGAAGAAAAAATAAATATGCACAACTATTTAAAGGTAAACTTATTTTTGCTGATGAGAATATTCAAGATGAATTTGAAAATGAATTAAAAAAAAGATATTCTGTAGCTAAAACATCTGGTAAAGCAAAAGAATTAGGTGTTTTAAGTGACAAAGAAATATATGAAAAGTTTTTAAAACCAGCTGGACTAAGCCCAGAAACAACTAGAACATATATTACTAATTATAAAAAAATATTAGATCAAGATTTTAAAAGATTAACTACAGCAGAAAAAGATGCCACTAAAGTTCAAAGACAAATATTAGAGGGTATATCTCAAAAAGGTAAAAGAATTAGTGGAACTGAAAAAAATCCAGTTCATCATTTATTTCCTTTAGGTGATGAAATAGATATGAAACCAAGAGATTTTACTGTTATACCTCAAAAATTAAATAGCGCCTTACAATCAGTTAATAAAGATTTACGAACATTAATTAACGAAAGAACTCAATTAATTAATGATATTTCTTCTGGAAATATTTCTACTAAACAGTTTGATTTTAGAAACAATAATATAACTAAAAGAGCACAAGAATTAATTAACAATCATTATAAAAAAAATCCTAGCCATGAAGGTTTGTTAAATTTTAAAACAATTGACGTGGTTATGGATGATCAAAATAGATTTTTAAATGTTGTTTCAAAAGGAACCATAGGAGGTGATTATAAAAAATGGACTCTTGATAATATAGACAAAACTATTTTAGATAAAAATGTTGCAAATTTAAATAAAAATGAACTTAAAAATCTTAGGTCGGCTATAAAAGAAGTTTCTGTTTCTAGAGATGCAGGAGATGCATCTTTAGCAAAAAAGCAGATAAAAGATATGGATTTAAAAGATGCAGGTCAAAAAGGTTTTATAAGCACAGATCTTTTAAAAGATGTAGGTAAGTTTGGTTTAAAAACCATAGGCTCTTTACCTGTTTCTCTAGCACTTGCCACTGATACTACTAAAAAAGGATTAGAAGAAGGTAAAAGTTTTATAGATGCAGTTACTCAACCAATGGTCGGAGTTGATCTTTTATACCCTGAAGTTTTTAAAAAATTAGGTCCACTAATGGCAAAGACTGCTAGAGCAACAACACCTGTGGGTGTTGGTATAACTGGCATAGGAATTTTAAAAGAGAGAGCAAAAAATATGATAAATCAGGCGGAGGCTATAGCTGCAACTGAAGCAACTCCTTATCAACAAGATTTAATCGAAGACTTTGCTAAACAATACAAAGGTTTTGAATATGGAGGTCGTGTAGGATATGCGGACGGACCAGATGATCCTGGTAAAAGAAAATTTATGAAGATTATGATGGGAGGGCTTGCTAGTCTACCTGTTCTTAGTAGATTTTTTAAAGTTGGAGAGATAGCAGCACCTGTAGCAGAAAAAGCTGTAGAAACTGTTAGCGAAGCACCAAAATATTTTTTTGATTTAGTTAATAAAATTAAATTACTAGGAACAGAATCTAAAATTAAACCTGGTGAAAGAATAACAGAAACTAATTACACAGGTATAGATGGATCTGAATATACATTAACAGAGGACTCTGTTACTGGACTTCAAAGAATTGAAAAAGATAAAATAGGTGGTTATGCAGATGAAAACGTAAGTTTTGATACCATAGAAAATAAATCTGTTATGGAATATCAACCCGCTCGTACAACAGAAGACGGATTAGAACCTGACTATTATGATGAAGGCACAGCTACTTTTGATCGAGACGGAACTGTGGATGGATTTGATGATGGAATGGAAGACGATATTATAGAACAAATTAAAAAAGAAGCAGATGATAAAGGGTAAAAAAAGCGGACCACCACCAAAATCTGGGCCTACACCACAAGGCTTGAATATTAATTATAATACTGTTAAAACTGTAAAATTGGAGAAAACAAATGGCAGAAATAGACAAGGCTCTACCAAACGAGCCGAGAAAAGAAGTTAACGTACCTGGCGAAGAAGAGATTCAAGAGACCCTTGTAGAAGAGGTAGAAAAAGAATTAGAAAAACCAGGTGAAGTAGAAACAATAGAAAACGAAGATGGATCAGTAGATATTAATTTTGATCCTGGTTCAGCATCAATTGAAGGTGGAGAAGACCACTACGCAAACTTAGCAGAATTTTTACCAGATGAAGTATTATCATCTTTATCATCAGATCTAAATTCTAAATACATGGATTACATTTCTTCTAGAAAAGACTGGGAGAAAAGTTATACTAATGGATTAGACTTATTAGGATTTAAATATGATCAAAGGTCAGAACCGTTTCAAGGTGCCTCGGGGGCGACTCACCCGGTTCTTGCTGAAGCTGTTACTCAGTTTCAGGCGCTCGCTTATAAAGAGTTACTCCCAGCTGATGGACCAGTCAGAACGCAACTCTTAGGAATACAATCTCCAGATAAAGTGCAACAAGCACAACGTGTAAAAGATTTTATGAATTATCAAATCATGGATCAGATGAAAGAGTATGAACCAGAATTTGATTCTATGTTATTTCACTTACCATTGTCAGGTTCAACTTTTAAAAAAGTATACTATGACGAAGTGGAAGGACGAGCTGTATCTAAGTTCGTTCCTGCGGATGATTTGATTGTTCCGTATACAGCTACCTCATTAGATGATGCGGAAGCAATCATTCATCGAATAAAAATTTCAGAAAATGATTTAAGAAAACAACAGGTCGCCGGTTTCTATAAAGATATAGAATTATCAAAACCACAAGACAAAGAATCTGAGATAGAGAAAAAAGAAAGAGAACTAGAAGGAACTAAAAAAACAAAAGACGAAGATCTTTATACTTTGTTAGAATGTCATGTTAATTTAGATCTAGAAGGTTTTGAAGACTCAGATCAAAATGGTGAACCAACAGGAATTAAATTACCATACATTGTAACTCTAGAAGAAGGCTCTAGAGAAGTTTTATCTGTAAAAAGAAATTACGAAATTGGAGATCCGAAGAAAAATAAAATCCAATATTTTGTCCACTTCAAGTTTCTGCCAGGACTAGGTTTTTATGGTTTCGGTCTCATCCATATGATTGGCGGATTGAGTAGAACTGCAACTGCTGCTTTACGTCAACTATTGGACGCGGGTACCCTCTCTAACTTACCCGCAGGATTCAAGATGCGTGGCATTAGAATTAGAGATGACGCGCAATCGATACAACCAGGTGAGTTTAGAGACGTTGATGCACCTGGTGGTAATCTTAGAGATTCATTTATGATGCTACCTTTCAAAGAACCATCTGCAACTTTATTAAACTTAATGGGAGTTGTAGTTAATGCTGGTCAAAGATTTGCATCTATAGCTGATCTACAAGTAGGTGATGGTAATCAACAGGCTGCTGTTGGTACAACTGTTGCTCTTCTTGAAAGAGGATCAAGAACGATGTCAGCTATACACAAAAGAATTTACTCTGCATTGAAGAATGAATTTAAAATTCTTGCAAGAGTATTCAAGTTATATCTACCACCGGAATATCCGTACGACGTAGTTGGGGGTCAAAGAATGATTAAACAAACTGACTTTGATGATCGGGTAGATATCTTGCCAGTTGCTGACCCTAACATCTTTTCACAAACTCAGCGTATTTCCCTCGCACAAACAGAGTTGCAGCTGGCAACTTCAAACCCTGGAATGCATAATATGTATCAAGCATACAGAAATATGTACGAGGCATTAGGTGTAAAAAATATTGACTCAGTATTAGTTAAACCCATGCCGCCCGCTCCAAAAGATCCTGCGTTAGAGCATATTGATGCTTTGGCCGGTAAACCTTTTCAAGCTTTTCCAGGACAAGATCATAGAGCACACATGACAGCTCACTTAAATTTTATGGCAACTAATATGGCTAGAAATAATCCGATGGTCATGGCAAGTTTAGAAAAAAATATTTTTGAACACATAAGTTTAATGGCACAAGAGCAAATAGAATTAGAGTTTAGACAAGAGTTAATGCAATTACAACAAATGCAGCAGAACCCTATGATGATGCAACAGAATCCACAGGCCCAACAACAGGTTATGCAACTAACACAACAGATAGAAGGTAGAAAATCTGTGTTGATAGCAGAGATGATGGGTGAATTTTTAGAAG